GCAAGAAGGGTCGCCGCGTCTCCGTGGCTGATCTCTACAACAAGTTCAACGCCAAGCGGAGGTAAGCGATGCCCCAGGGTCAGGTGATTGGACGCGTAAGCGTCCGCGTCCTCCCCGACACCAGTGAGTTCCGCAGCAAGACTCGCAAGGCGCTGGACAAGGAGGAGAAGAACCTCAAGGTCGAGGTGCAGGTCATGCCCAACATGGCCGGCTTCGAGCGCCAGTTGCTCACCGAGATCAGCAAGATCAGCCAGCGCAACCGCCAGTCGGATGCGCGCAAGGTCTAGATCTACACGCGGATCGACACGAGCACCATGTCCGGCGAGCTGGCCAAGGCCATCCGGAAGTACTCCGACAAGGCCAAGACCGGCTCGAAGGTCCAGCTTCAGACGGAGCTCGACGCGGGCGACATCAAGCTGAAGATCAGCGACCAGTCGCTGCGCGACATGACCAAGCAGCTCAACGACTGGCGGGACAAGAACTCCCCGCAGACGATCAAGATCAAGCCGGACATGTCTGCGGTCAGCGGGGCTGCGACCTCGGCCCGCCTCGGCATGCTGACCCGGCCTCGCACGGTCTCGATCATCCCCGAGCTGAACAACGCCGCGGTCGCCAAGGTGGCCACCGCTCTCGCTGCGCTCTCCGGTGTGCGTGTGCTGAACAACCTCTTCGAGAAGTTCGGCAACATCCTGCGCAACCTCGACAAGAGCGTGCCGATCATCGGCTCCCTGGCCACGGCGATGGCCGGCCTCGCAGGCATGGCCCTCTCGGGCGCGAGCAACCTCTTCGCGCTGTCGGCTTCGCTGGCGCAGATCGGGCCGGCAGTCGCTCTGCTGCCCGGCCTGATGGGTGGCTTCGCGGTCGGACTCGGCGTAACGGTTGCCGCGTTCAAGGACTTCAACAAGGAGATCCCCGAGGTCAAGAAGACCCTCTCGGATCTTCAGAACACGATCAGCTCGAACTTCTGGGACAAGGCCCGCGAGCCGATCAAGGACATGGTCGACTCCCTGCTCCCCGCGTTCCGTAAGGGCGTTGCGGACACGGCCACCGAACTCGGCGGGTTCTTTGGGTCCTTCGCCAAGAACCTCGGCACGTCCCTGTCCCCCGCGATGGGGCAGATGTTCGACGACCTGTCGAGCTCGATCACCATCGCGACCACTGGCACTCAGGGCTTCGCCGACATCATCGCGACCCTCGGCAAGGTCGGCACCAGCTACCTGCCGCAGCTTGCTCAGTGGTTCGTCGACCTCTCCGACCGCTTCGCTGACTTCCTCAAGCGCAAGGGCGAGAACGGCATCAAGGCCGAGATCGACGAGGGCATCACCGCCCTCAAGGAGCTCGGCGGTGTCCTCTACAACACGTACGGCATCCTCTCTGGCGTCGCCAAGGCGGCGACCGATGCGGGTGGTACGTCGCTGGCCTCCCTGAACGACGCGCTCGCGGCCATCCACAAGACGGTCGACAGCGAGGGATTCCAGAACGGCCTCACGAACGTCTTCCTCGCGGCGCATCAGGCGATGCAGCAGATCGCCACCATCTCGGGCCCCGCGGTCGAGAAGCTGTTCACGACCCTCGGTCACCTGCTGACGGCAGTCCTGCCGCAGGTGGGTGCGATCATCGGTACGGCCCTGAAGGCTGTGTCCGACGCGCTCTCGCAGCCCGAGGTGTTCAACGGCGTCGTCTCCATGTTCAACGGACTGGAAGACGCAGTCATCGCGCTCGCCCCGGCGATGGCCCCGCTCGGCCAGGCCCTCGGCGCGATCATGCAGCTCGTCGGCAAGATGCTCCCGGTCTTCGCCCAGCTCGTCTCGGCGGCGATCATCCCGCTCGCGGGTGCGTTCTCGCAGCTCGTCCCGCAGCTCGCCCCGATCGTGCAGCTCCTCGGCGGCGCGCTGACTCAGGCGTTCACGGCGCTCGCGCCGGTCATCGAGCAGATGGTCCCGATCGTCGGACAGATGCTCGGCGCTGCGTTCTCGTTCCTGTCGACGATCCTTCCGCCCATCGCGGCGATCTTCAAGCAGATCCTCGAAGCGGCCATGCCGCTGGCCTCGGCGTTCATGGATGCCCTGGCTCCGATCCTGCCTGTCCTCGCCGATGCACTCGGCAAGGTGATGTCGGCACTCAAGCCGCTGATCGAGACCGCGCTGAAGATCATCTCAGCCGTCATCACGCCGCTACTGCCCATGCTGTCCGAGGTTGTCCAGTCGGTGCTCCCGCCCCTGGCTGACGCGGTCATGCGCGTGGTCGAGGCGTTGCAGCCCTTCATCGACGCACTGCTCGCGGTCGTCAACTTCCTGATGCCGATCCTCGTGCCGATCATCCAGTTCATTGTCGAGCTGCTGGCCGGCGCCCTGGTCGCCGCCATCAACGGTGTGGGCCTGGTCCTCGAAGGACTCAAGGAGTACTTCGTCGGCATGTGGGAGTACGTCTCCGGATGGTTCCAACTGTTCCTCGACCTCTTTACCGGGAACTGGGACCAGCTCGGGGCAGACCTCCAGCGCATCTGGGACGGCATCCTCGACATGCTGCACGGCGTCTGGGACATGATCCTGGGCCTGCTGGAGTTCTTCTTCAACGTCGGCATCCTGGGCACCGCAGGCAAGGCCCTCAAGGGTCTGGGCGCGCTGTTCAAGGCCGGCTGGAAGGCCATCACCGACCTGTTCACGGGAGCCTTCGCTGCGATCCGTGGGTACTTCGGTCTGTTCATGACCGGGGCCAAGGGCCTGGCGCTGGACGGCATGAAGGCCATCGGGAAGTTCTTCTCCGACGGCTGGAAGGCGATTACCGGCTACGTCCGGTTGTTCTTCACCGGAGCCAAGCAGCTCGTCCTCGACGGGCTGTCGTCCATGAAGAAGTTCTTCGTGGACGGCTGGAACGCGATCCGCACCACCACGGTGACCAAGTTCAACGCTCTGGTCTCGACGGTCTCGGAGTGGATCGGCAAGGCCGTGGCCAAGATCAAGGAGCTGCCATCCAAGGCGAAGGCCGGCCTCAGCTCCCTCGGTACGACGTTGAAGAACGCCGGTATCGAGCTGATCAAGGGCTTCATCTCCGGTATCACCTCGATGTTCAGCTCGGTCAAGAACAAGCTCGGTGACCTCACCGACAAGCTGACCGACTGGAAGGGTCCCCTCCCCAAGGACAAGGTCCTTCTCTACAACGCCGGTGTGGTGATCATCAAGGGCCTGATCAAGGGTCTTGAGTCCCAGTACGGCAACGTGAAGAAGTCCCTCGGTGACCTGACGAGCCTGATCGGCAAGGCCAAGCTGAGCAAGTCGGTGACCACCAAGGTCAAGGCCGACCAGAAGCAGTTGAACACGCTGCTCGCGTCGTACGACAAGCTCAAGGCGAAGATCGACGACGCCAAGAAGTCCCTCGCGGACCTCAAGAAGGCGAAGTCCGACTACGCCGCGAGCATCGCCCAGAAGATCGTTGACGACGCCAACGTCACGAACATGGAGGGCGGCTTCACCGGAATCCTGGAGCAACTGAAGCAGGCCGTGGACCAGGCGAAGCACTTCGCTGACGTCCTCGCGAAGCTGAAGAAGCTCGGGCTCAACTCGGAGATGTTCGACCAGCTCGCGCAGGCCGGCCCCGAAGCGGGCATGGCTGCGGCCGAGGCGATCCTCGGTGCGGGCAGTGCGGGCGTCAAGCAGGTCAACGACCTGGAGAAGCAGCTCCAGGATGCCGCGGGCAAGGTCGGTAAGACCGCGTCCGAGGTCATGTACGACAACGGCATCCACATGGCTGAGGGTCTGGTCAAGGGTCTGGAATCGCAGGCCGACAAGATCGAGAAGCAGATGCTGAAGATCGCCGACTCGATGGTCAAGGCCATCAAGAAGGCGCTGGGCATCCACTCCCCCTCGCGGGTGCTGGCCAAGATCGGCGCCTACGTCGGTCAGGGCTTCCGCAAGGGCCTGCTCTCCGAGCGGTCCAACATCGCTGCGGCGGTGGAGGACAGCCTCCTGATCGGACAGACGTCCAACTCCACGGCACGCAACATCGCTTCGGCGGTGGGCAGCGCCCTGAGCACCGGCTCCTCGACTGGAGGCAGTTCGAAGACTCTCAACTACTACGCGGCACCCGGCTCCTCGCTGGGCTCCGAAGAGGATCTGTTCGCCGCCGCGAACCGAGCACGGATGGGATGGTGAAGTAAGTGCCGAAGCTCCTGCTCGTGAGCGGTGCGGACACGATCAACCTCAACGAGATCGACGAGTTCGGGATCGGGTTCCAGGTCAAGGCTGGCGTGTCTGGCCTTGGCCTGCCCCCGGTCTCGGTCCAGTGGTTGGAAGGCGCCGGAGACGGCGCCGTCTTCCGAGGGACACGAGTCCAGACCAGGGACATCGACCTCCCCATCGAGATCCTGGCGCTCGACCGGGCGGACCTGCAAGCGAAGCTCTCCCGGCTGGCCCTCGCGCTGGCCGGGGGATGCACGCTGGTCCTCCAGAACGGCGACGGTACTCAGTGGAGTACGGAGGTGCACCGGGTCGGGGGTGGCGAGTACACCTACGGCGACGACACCATCGGGCAGCGCGAGTTCCAGACGGTCATCACCCTGCGGGCCGGCGACCCCTACTTCACCAGCTCGGTGCAGCAGGTGCGCACGATCTCCGGCGCCACCGGAGCGAGCGCGTTCCTGGCCAACATGGTGACCATGGCCATCGCCCCCTCTCAGGCGATCGGCTCGATCGACCTCTCCAACTCGGGTGACGCTGCGGCGTACCCGGTGTGGGAGGTCCGCGGTCCGGGTGACCACTTCACCGCGACGTCACCCAGTGGCGAGACGTTGAAGTGGAACGGCACCCTGACTGCCGGACAGAAGCTCCTCATCGACACCCGCAAGGGGACAGTGACTGACGGGACCGGCGCCAACCGGTACGACCTGTTGGACACTGCCCCACGCTTTTGGACCGTGCAGCCCGGCGACTCCACCGCGGTCGCCTCTCTGTTGAACACCACCAGCGCTTCGCAGATCACCTGCTCCTGGTATCCCCGGAAGTGGATGGTGATCTGAGTGCGCCTGCAAGACATCACCGTCGAGGTGCGTGACAAGACGCTGGCTCGTCGGGGCATCATCCGCCCCGAGGAGCTGGCCCTCGAACTCACGGACAACTTCAACAACCTCGGCTCCTGGAAGCTGAGCCTGGCGTCCGAGCACCCACTGTGTGACACGCTCCGGACGCCCGGCTCGGGCATCATCGTGACCGGCCCGAGTGACGTCCTCCTGTCCGGGCCGATGGTGAGTTCGGAGTTCGCTTCGACTCCCACCGACCCGGACGGGACGGTGTCCTTCACGGGCGTGTCAGACACTGTCTGTCTGGCTGACGCACTGGCCTTCCCACAGCCGTCCAACGCTGACGGCGCCAGTCAGACAGAAGCGCATGACGTGCGCTCCGGCCGTGTCGAGACCGTCATGCACGCGTACGTCAACGCCAACATCGGCCCCCTCGCTCCGGCAGCCCGGCGCAAGGCCGGCCTCATCATGGGCTCGGACCTGGCGCGCGGGCCGATCATCACCCAGTCCGCCCGCTTCCCCGTGCTCGGCAACCTCCTCACCGAGATCGCCCTCCTGGGCAGCCTCGGGTTCCGCGTCGTGCAGCGTGGATCGAACCTGGTCTTCG